CTCCCCATCAATATTCAGGGACGTGGCCAGATCATTCTTCAGCCGGGGTTTGAGATGATCTCTATTCTCACCGGCAAGATTATCCCAGGAGTTGTCCCGAAGGGAAAGAAGATCGCGATGAAGATTCCTCCCACACTTCCCCCTATTAAAAAGTTTAGCCCTCCCTCACCTATTCCAACGTACTTTGAACACCAGGATCCCCAAAGTCTTGGATGCGGTCGGCATGCTCTCAACAATTTGCTGGGGGGTACATATTTCGTGAAAGACGATGAGCAGGAAATCACAGATGGAAATGTTCAGAGTCTAGAAATTCCTGTGAGCCTGATGTCTATGTGCCGCTACCTGGTAACAAAGAAACAGGTGATCGGAACAAACCCTTGTCCTGCAAATGAGAATTATGAGGATTCGGTCATGATGGGTGCTCTACGAGCCATAGGGTATTCGGCAACTCCGCTTGTCCTTGATGAGATTGCCGATTCCAATATTGGATTTATTGCGAACGTTGGAGACCACTGGGTAGCTCTACGTCGGAAGGGCAATGCCTACGACCTCATTGATTCTCTGAAAGAGGATCAGACTGTATCGCGAACACTAGACCAAATTCGCGAAAGTGCACAGAAGCGGGATTACCGATCAATCATCAAGGTTGAGTTTGTGGGGTCGTTCATCAACCCTGTTCCCGAAGAAGCTCCCATCGTATCTCCCCCAGCTCCAGCTCCAGCTCCAGCTCCAGCTCCAGCTCCTATAAGTGCAGCATCCATCATCGAAAGTATAGTGGGTCCATCAGTGGACCCTATTCCCGGTCCGGCTCCTCCGCCGTCTCCCCGCCTTGTACCCGACGAAGGACTCACACCCGAAGAAAACGATATTGGTCAGCGTGCCCGAGACGAGTCGGCAGAGATTGCACACAGAGTTGTTCAGGGTATTCCTGGCGGTCCTACTCCAGTCCCGCCTCCCGCTCCAGCTCCCGCTCCTGCTCCCGCTCCTGCTCCATTACCTGAAACAACAGTGGAAGAAGGGGAAGATGCTTCGTTTGGACAGCAGGCACGTTCTGATTCAGCCGCGGAAGCACGCAAGGCTGCCCAGGGATTCTCAACAACAATTCCTACCCAGTCGTCCGCATCGTCGGTAAGCATGCAGAAATCCCAGAAGAAGTCCGAACCTAAATGCCTGAAAGTTCAGGGAACGGTTGACGAACATTTCAATGAGAATATTCACACGGCGATCCGTGAGTTTATTCGCACTACAAAGCCTGGTCTCCTAAACACTGAGAACGAACAGAAGGCACTTCAACACCAACCTCTGAACAATTACCTCCAGGAAATCCAGTCAGAGAAGAGTGGAAAAGCCTATACTCTCCTGCTTCCTACTCGTGAAGGATTGCGGACACAGACCAACAAGGGTGTGGAAGCATACTTCACAGGCTGGACTGTTCCGTCGGAGTGTACCGTAGGCGGGGATATCCTGAAGATCAGTCTAACAGCTGGAACCCCTGACGGTTCACACCCTGCTACAGGATATGTAGTAGTCAACCCAACAGTAGGTGGAGCAGCAGGGGGTGTTGTGGAGTGGATCTATTTCAAGTTTGAACTGGCGTACGTGTGAACAGGATATAGCCAGTCACATACAACCACCCAATTATCTTGAACCACGTCATGTACGGGGGCATCTCTAGCAGAACAAGCGTGCTCACGGTTGTTGCGATCATGTAGAGAGCATCTACCACCAAAACCCACTCGGCTCCCTTCATCGTACCATAGGTAAACATCAAATCAATGATAGAATTATGCCCTGGCGGAATTAGGGGGACTACTACCTGACTGAAAAAGATATCGTGCGTCATCTGGATAGCTACGACAATCACCAAGAACGCCACCACATTGAACGGTCCACCAATCGCGGACGCTACAATTTGGGCAAGAACCATACCGATCACAATGGAAAGGACGTCAAGGATATAGGCAACCAGTCCAAACTGATCGTACCATGTATTGATAGGTCCGTCACGTTCCGCAGTGTACCGCCACACAAACATACCGATAGTATCTACCGCGATCGCAGACGCCACAATGGCGAGAAGTGTACGAGCATCCCAGAATTTACGGATATCCTTCATTGTATAGAACAGAGAGATAGAAAGATGTTTGTTGTTCTAGTGGGAGGATACACCAATCATCGCGATCAATTTTATGATGAGATGGACAAGAATGATCCACGTATTGTTTGGATCAATAATCGTCGGTCTTTCTCTTACATTGCTGATCTATTCGTGAATTTTGGGGAAGGGGCGAATATTCCACTCGGAAAGAAGACAATTACGTGGAGTGGAGACAATGTCGAAACACTCCAGCGTATCTATAAAACTCTCGGTCTAGAATAATTGATTCATGTTTGATATCCTTTGGATCTTCGGCGGGTTTCTTGTCGGCATGATCGTCACCACTATTTTTGTGCCCCCACGGACAATCAAGAAACTAGTCCCTGATATCGGGAAACCCGATATGATCCTGCGGAACCCGAAAGTGGAGAACGGCTGTTTCCGTGCCGCTGCCTACGAGGTTCAGTGTACTGACGGTATTGATTTTCTAAATCAGTAATGTAATAGATAGGAATGGAGATCAGCAAGGTCATGAAAAAACCCGAAGCAAACTACTTCTTCTCGTTTGTGATTGGACTAGGTATTGCCGTTCTGATGTTCCATAGGCCTCAGACAGAGATTGATGTGTCTGCGATACCAATTGACGAACTGAAAAAGATGATTACACGAGTGGATGGAAAGTGCTATCGTTATAAACTGGAGGATGCGTCGTGTCCCGACGCGAGACTTTCACTCTAGATACTATAAACAGATGGACGCTACCCCTCTAGACCAGCTGATGCCCCCTGGAGGTTCGCAGCAGCCCGCGATGTCCCTGCCGTCTGCGACAACGTACCCGCAGATGGTCACTCCTGGAACATCATCCGCCATCTATACTCCTCCCCCGCCGTCCCAGACTGCCCCAATGCACCCTTACGCCGCCAAGACGGTTCTTAAGAACATTATGACGTATGTTTCCGTGTTTGGAGCGGTCTTCATTGTCTCTCTCACACAGGTTCAGTCCCTAGTTCTTCGCTACATCCCCAACACCTACGCTGGTTCGGGCGTTGTTTCCCTGACGGGTGCCGCGGTTCTCGCGGGTCTAGGCGTTGTTCTGGTCTACATTCTCCAGACGCTTCTCCAGCCTCTGATTTAAACATATAAAACGGATAAATACTAGAATAGTAGATTTAAGCTTATACTAATGGACATTCGTCAAGGAGACTGTCTCGATCTTCTGAAGACCCTGCCGCCACAGAGTATTCAGACGATTTATTTGGATCCGCCGTTTAACAGTGATCGAACATATACCCTGAGTGCTAGTGGAGGTGCGGGGTTCGATGATCATTGGACGGATGAAACGTATCGCACGTTCATAAAATCTGTTATCGATCTTTGTGTACCTCTTCTGAAACCAGATGGTTCTCTCTTCTTCCATATTTCGTCTGAACAGATGTTTATTCCAGAATGTATTCTTCGTGAATCCTTCAAGGTGGTCAAACCAATTGTTTGGAAACGATGCAGATCTAAGAACAATATTAAGAACAATCTTGGATCATCCATTGATATGATCTTCTGGTGTTCTCAAACTCCGAAACGAAAGTTCCATATGGTGTACCAACCCCTCGATTCCCATTACTTGAATAATTCATTCAAGAATTCGGATGCACGCGGACACTACTCCCTCGGGCATCTTGTGTGCGATAAGACACGTACTGGTTACGACTACGAATACACGATTGAGGGAAAGACCTTTCATCCGACAAAGGGTTGGCGTGTTTCAAAAGAGGATATGGACAAACTTCAGGAAGAGAACAGACTGTACATACCCAAGGGTAAAACGGCAAATCTGTACAAAAAACTCTACAGAGAGGAAAATCCCGGTAAGCCCTGCCTCGACGTATGGGATGATATCTTCTCTATTGCCCAAGGGTCGGAA